TAGAAGATCTTTAAATATTCTTTTTCAAGAATGGGGAAATAGAGGACTACATTATTGGGAAGTAGCTCACAATTCTATTAGTTGGGAAAGTGGTAAAAATGTTTACACATTATATCGTTCTTCTACTGACGGAACTTCTGATGCTATGTTCAGTCCCTTATCAGCAGCAATGACTATTGGACAGACTACAGTTGTTGTAGACTCTATTGCAAACTTTCCAACAACAGGGACTTTGTTAATTGGAACAGAACAAATAACTTATACAGGTATAACAACTGAAACTAAAACATTTACAGGATGTACAAGAGGAGCAAATGGAACCACAGCAGCAACTCATTCAATTGATGACAAGTGTTTTGATAACGATTCTATTACTTTTGGAGTTACCGATATTTTAGAAGCTTCTTATAGAAGTTCTTCTATAATTGATTCTCCATTTACTAAAGTTGATAGATCTACTTATCAAGCTTTTTCAAATAAAACAGCAACAGGACAACCTTCTCAATATTTCGTAGAAAGATTTATTGATAGAACAACTATTACAGTTTACTTAACACCTGGATCTGTACAAGTTGGCGATTTTCTTAATTACTATTATGAAAGAAGAATCCAAGATGCAGGTTCCTATAGTAATGATGCAGATGTACCTTATAGATTTGTACCTTGTATGGTTGCAGGTCTTGCTTATTATTTATCACAAAAATTTCAACCAGCAGCAGTTCAAAATTTAAAATTATTGTATGAAGATGAATTAGCTAGAGCTTTACAAGAAGACGGTTCACCATCTAGTACTTTTATTAGCCCTAAAACTTATTATCCAGGAACGTAATGGCAGATTTATCAAAAGGAAAAAATGCAATATTTATTTCAGACAGAAGTGGAATGCAGTTTCCATATACTGAAATGGTTAGAGAATGGAATGGTGCAAGAGTACATACTTCAGAGTTTGAACCTAAACAACCTCAACTTCAACCTAAACCAGTAGGATCAGATCCTCAAGCATTACAAAACCCAAGACCACCTGTACCTACAACTGCTGTTTTAATTATGTTAGATGATAATCCTTTTACAACTGTAATTCATAGCGGGGTTACTTATGTAAATGTGTATTCAGTTGCTCATCAAAGAAAAACAGGAGACGTTGTTAGATTAAGAGGTTTTCCAGATGTAACTACTGCAGGACCTGGAGGATCTAATCCTGATGATCTAAGAAATTTACAATCTTTTAATACTATACCTACATTTGATAATGTAAGTGATTTAAATAATGCAAATGGTTTTATTATTACAATAGGTAAAAAAAATTCAGATGGCTCCGTAACTACTTCACCTAGTGCCACACCAACAGATATTTTGACTACACCAGAAAATTATTTCTTTATTACAAGCACAAGTAATGCTACAACAGGAGGAGTTGCTGGTGGAGGAAATGGTTGTTCAGCGGGACCAGTAACTTTACAGGCGGTATAATATGGCATACACTTTAGCAAACTTACAATCTGACATTAGATCTTATACAGAAGTAGATGATAGTGTTTTAACAGACGCTATTTTAAATACAGTTATTAAAAATGCTGAGAATGAAATTTATAGAGAGGTAGCTTCTGATGTTTCAAATTTTTATGCTACATCAAACGCAGTTATCGGAAACAGATATGTTACTATTCCTTCTGATTTAAGAACAATTAGATATGTTCAATTTACTGACTCTGACGGCAAACAAGTTTATTTAGATCAAAGAGATCCAAGTTTCATGGCTGAATTTTATGAGACTCCTGATACAGCTAATGGACTTCCTCAATACTATGCTAGTTGGGATGAGAATTTTTGGGTAGTTTCACCCACACCAGACGCAGCTTATAAAATAACATTAGCTTATACTAAACAACCAGAAAGTATCACAAATACTACTCAACCTACAGGAGCTCCTGCTTCTTTAAACGGAACATATGTCAGTAATAAATACCAAGACATGCTTTTGTATGGTTGTTTAAAAAATGCATATGGGTACTTGAAAGGACCGGCAGATCTGTTACAATACTATTCTACAGCTTTTAGAACTGCTATGGCTTCTTATGGAGTCGAACAACAAGGACGAAGAAAAAGAGGCGAATATGATGATGGTGTCATTCGTACTCCTATTAAATCAGACTCACCATCAACATATTAATAAGGAGATAAAAACATGGCAAACATAGTACCAAGATCATTTGGAGTATCTTTACTGTCTGCACAACATGATTTTGCAACTTCAGGTCATACCTTTAAGTTAGCTCTGTACACAACTAACCCATACGATGCTGCAAGCACTGTATTTGCTGGTGGTACAGGTAACGGTGAAGTAAGTACTGTTGGCACAAATTATGTTGCAGGGGGCAACGCACTTACAAGTCAAGCTGTTGCAACAGGAGCAGGTAGTGGAACAGGTGCATTAGTATCTACTGTAGATTTTGCAAACACAGTGTGGGGAGCAGCAACAACTGGAGCTGCAACTTTTGGCGCTGCGTTTGGTGCAATTTATAATACAAATACTGTAGATGGTGTAGCAAATAGATTAGTAGTAGTGTTAGACTTTAGTGGAACTAAAACAGCAACAGCTGGCGACTTTACTGTCGCTTATCCAGATCCAACAACTGGAAGCCCTGCTGGTGTAGCAGCTATCATAAGTTTAAACGCTAATTAAAAATAGGAAAAAAATATGGCGTTGGTAATAAACGACAGAGTAAAAGTAAACAGTACAGCGACTGGAAACAGTCAAACTACTTTTGCAATTAATAATACTGTACTTACAGGTTTTGAAACTTTTGCAACTGGCATTGGTGTAGGTAACACAACTTATTATTGTATTTTTAATCAAGGTACAAATGAGTTTGAAGTTGGTTTAGGAACATTAAGTTCTACGACTAATTTACAAAGAACTACAATTCTTTCTAGTTCTAACTCAGACAGTGTAGTTGATTTTAATGCAGGTACAAAAGATGTATTCTGTACTTTACCAGCAAGCAAAGCAGTTTATTTAGATTCAACAGGTACCCCTGTGGGTGCCGCAAGTAACGGATTTAGCGTGGCAATGGCCATAGCTTTATAAGGAGGAATATGGCACAAGATTTTACTAGATATGCGGTACAAGCAACAAACAGTGCAGGTACGGTATTTACAGCAAATTCAAATGATGCAGTCATTGGAATCAGAATCGCAAACATAGTAACTTCAGCAATCACAATAGATGTATTTGTAGCAGTTGGAGGTTCAACTAACAGATACATTTGTAAAGATTTAAGCATTCCACCAAACAGTGCCGTAGAGCTTGTTTCAGGTGGAGCTAAATTTGTAATGCAAAATACTGATATACTAAAAGTAGAATCAGATACTGCTACAAGTGCTGATGTTTATGTTAGCGTCGTTGATTCAATAAGTGCATAGGAGGATAAATGGATAGTTTATACAATACAATATATATCGGTAACAAACCGGGCGCAGAACAAATTTATACACACGCGGAAACGCTTGATAACAAAGATATGGTTATTGAGTCAGCGGTTCTTGCTGGACCAGTAACTTTTACTAATACAATAACAGTAACAGGGACCTTGGTAATAGTATAATGTCAAAAATAGAAGTAGATGCAATAACACAACAATCCGGCACAACTTTAACAGTTGGTGGTGGAGCTAGTAAAACTGTTGTTGCTGATGCAACTACTGTAACTTTAGGCAGATGTGGTGGAACCGTAGCATTAGCTAGTGGCGCTACTCAATCAGGTTTTGGTAGAACAGGAACTGTGGATTGGCAGACAGGATCAATTAAAACAAGTACATTTACAGCAGCCAACGGCGAAGGATATTTTGCAAACACATCAGGTGGTGCTTTTACAATAAACTTACCAGCAGGTTCTGCTGGAGCAATAGTATCAATTGCCGATTATACAAGAACTTTTGCATCAAATAATTTAACCGTTTCACCAAATGGATCAGAAAAAATTGGTGGTATTGCAGAAGATGCAAAATTAAATATAAATGGTCAAGCAGCAACTTTTGTTTATGTGGATGGCACAGAGGGCTGGATTAATACTCAAAACGCAGAAGATACAGAAACAGGTTTACCTCCTTTTATACAAGCTACAGGTGGAACAATAACAACTTCAGGTAATTGTAAAATTCACACCTTTACAGGTCCAGGAACTTTTTGTGTTTCTTCACTATCACCTTGCGCAGCAAATAATGTAGTTTCATATTTGGTTGTGGCTGGAGGTGGTTCAGGTGGCATAGGAGGAGATTCTCCAGCAGGAGGTGGAGCAGGTGGATTTAGAGAATATAAAAGTCCAGTAACACCTTATACAGCAAGTCCATTAAATGGTAATCCAGGTGGAACAGCTATTACAGCAACAACTGCTGCTTTTCCAATTACAGTTGGAGGAGGAGCACCTTACCCAGCATCTAAAGGAGGTGATTCAGTTTTTAGCACAGTAACTTCTGCCGGCGGAGGAGTAGGCGCTAAATTTTGTTCACCTTCTACACCAGCTACAGCAGGTGGTTCAGGAGGAGGAGGCGATGGCGGTGGAAATACTACAGCAGGAGCTGGAAATACTCCCCCAGTCAGTCCATCTCAAGGTTTTCCTGGTGGAACAGGTCAAGCTATTGCAGCTAATAGAGGAGGTGGCGGTGGTGGCGGTGCAACTGCTGCAGGAGGAAATGCCTCATCTCCTAAACAAGCTGGAGATGGTGGAGCAGGAGCAACAACAAGTATTACAGGAAGTCCAGTAGCTTACGCTGGTGGTGGCGGTGGAGTAGGTCAAGCAGGAGATACTGGTGCAGGTGGAACTGGCGGCGGTGGACCAGGAGCAGGCGCTAATCCAAGTCCTGGAGTTAATGGAACAGATAATACCGGTGGCGGTGGAGGTGCAGGAAATGGTAATAATAATTCTGATTCTGGATTTGGTGGTTCGGGTATAGTAATAATAAGGTACAAATTTCA